GTGCTCTAACAAAGTGCTTCATTCCATTTGGAACATCAGTTTTGATAAACCAAGCATCTGTATCAGCTAAGTAATGATTAACCACAAAACCTTGTGGAACCATTCCCATGCTTTTAAGTGCATTGATATCGTTATCAGCTGTACCAGTTCTACCTTGAGATTTCATTATTCTCTCAGCAGTGAATTGCAATTCTTTAGGGATGATCATTTTCATTCCTTGAGCTGCAATTTTTAATCCTCTTTCATCTTGTAAAGAAGCGATATCAATTAAAGCTTGCTCTAAAGATGTTTCAGATAAGTCTGCATTTGTAGTCGGTATGTTTGTCTGATTACCGTTAAGTGTAGGATGAGCGTTACCGCATAATGATTCACCGTCACCTCCGTCATAGCCGGAAGTTGCGAATGCATTGTTTAGTACTGCTGCACCTTTCACTTGTTTTGATGTTGCCATTGAACGTGCTAAAGCTTTTGTATATCTAGAAGAGATTCTGTCGTAGAGATTATCTTCAACAGCTTCTTCTGTCAATGCGAATGCTAATGCTACTGTTTCGTGAGTGTATCTAGCAGTGTATGTTTCCTGTGCATCGTCGTATTGAACGCCGCTACCTTCAGGTTTAACATCTGCTGTACCGAAACCAGATAACATTACTTCTTCTTCAAAAGCTCTATCAGATGATTCGTTGTCGAATATCTGACTTGCTTCGTTGTCATAACGTTTGTACTCCAGGCCAAAAAGTGCATTCAAACCTGGTTCTAGTTCTTTAACTAGCTGTGCTCGTGATATTGCCATGTTCTATGCTCCTATACCCCAACCACAAATGCTTGGTATTTGTTGTTTGAAACAACAATAACGTTTGCATATGCTGCGTTGAAGTCTTGGTTATCAGGATCTTCTGCTGAACGCAAGATTCTCCACTGCTGACCAGAAACTGCTAAATCATTAGTTGTATCTAATGTAGTGTTACTTCTGCCTGCTGTAGATTCTCCTGAAGCTGTAGTGTCGCAAACTTGTCCATAAATTGCTTGGACAGTGTCTGCTGTAGCACTAATAGCTGCGTCTAGAGCGATCTGATATTCCTGGAATGGGTTGTCGTTGACGAAAGCCGTAATGTTTTCGCTATTTGCTGGTGTAATGGAACCTGGATAATAATTTGCCCAAGTAGGTTTCTTAGTAGTTGCTGCGTTGTAGAAGCAACCATTTAAAACTCCCATAAGATTACCTGTAGTACCTGCTGCTGCAGTTTTAAGATAACCACCAGTGCCTACTACTACATCACATATTAATAGAACTGGTTCACCGTTATAGATAGCTGTAGCATCACCTGCTTCAATAGTGTACTTTGACTCGCCAGACGTAGCTGGAGTATTTCCCAGCGTATTCGTTGGTCTTAAGCCATAGCCACTAGTTTGTCTATTTGCCATAGTATTTACCTATTCCAATGTGCTTACATTTTTACATGTAAACGGGGTTAATAAAAATTCGGAAAGTTATAAAAAGAATTAGTCTTTTTTGCCACCACCGAAACTATACGTAGTACGCCTTTGAGTGCTCATTGGCATACTTGGATGTTGATCCTTCAGAGGCTCGTTGTCAACAGCTTCCTGTTTATCCTTCGTGAGCTTTTTAAAATAAGCGTCACGTTGTTTCGCGAGTTCTTCTGGTATTCTAGCCAACACTAGACCACCTACTCCGATGTAACCTTTATATCTACCTACTTCAACTGCGGGGAAGTTAGCGTCAGGATAACTATCAGCTCTTACGAGTTCGTATCCCTGTCTTAACTTGGCCGTGATGTTTTTTGTATCATCTTGGCCCATCGTTTCATAACGAATCCAACGCTGTCGATAGCCGTCTGGACATTTAGGTGCATCTAAGTGAGATGAGTTCACCCAAACTTTTGGTCTTTCAGATTTTGACCTAGCTTGGTGAGCACGAGGAGTTTTTTTGTCTTCTTTTGTCATGCTATACCTCCTTCATGGTTAATTGTTTCGCATAATCTTCGAGTGGCACGTTTATCAGTTTATGTATCGCTTCCTCTGTAGGGGGGAGCTTCACAGTTCTGCGGCCCGGTTTTATACTTCGTTGAGCTGATTGGTTCGCTGAAGCAACGATCTGAGTCG